GTCTGGGCCGCGATAATAATGTTGATCTTTTCACTCATTTTTATCCCGCTCCTCAATCAGCGCAAAGTATGCGATCCATTCATTATACTCCGAAAGGCTGATTTTCTCAATCTCGGAGATGGTCTTGCCTAATCTAAGCGCCAACCCAAGGAGGTTGAACCTGAATGGATCGCCCTTTAGTTTTTTAGATGATCCTCTGTGCTATCAGTATCAAAGATAGAACCAAAGACCTTCGCAATCACGTTGACAGGCTCGCCAAGAAGGATCGCCTTATCTTCCAATGTGAATGCTTTTTCGCCAGCCTCATCCTCGCACTTGACAATAATCATCTCGACCATTGCACTCATGCTGGGTTCAGCCAGAAAGTTAGGGTATTTGCGCTGGACCTTCTCAATGTCTCTTGCTGAGACCTCGTTGAAGTAAAGGCGAAGCGGATTGTCCGCCTCGCCCCACTCTTCAACGTCAGAGAAACCACGCTGCTGTTCCGCTCGCTTCGCCGCGATACGTTTTGCTAGGGTCATGTTTTACACCGTTGTTTGTGTTAATGCACCATTACCCTGCACTGAAATTGACATTTCCACAAGCCCATCAAATGATGAACTAACTGAACGACCAGTTACGATGGCCGAACCAGAGAGATAAGTATCTCCGGCTGTATCGCCTTCAGGGTAAAGGTTCAGAGTTACCTCTGCACCGATTGTGAGACCGCCCTGACCCGCTGTGTCAGATTCGTCCCAAAATACATCAACAGAACCAGAAAAGCTGGTCAGTGATGGTTTGTACGTCCGAGCGGAATCGCCCATGGATGTATCTTCAAGTGTGTCCGCAGTTTCCTCAATTGAGAAAGAGCGGATTTCTGCAATCGCGTCGGAACCGACCTTTACGGTGCCTTCGCTACCAGCGTGCGTAGCCATGGTGAATCTCCTATCTGGCCGTTTCCACATCATCAATGTCGGTGGAATACTCGACACTGAAGTTTAATCTGGCGACACCAACAGGCTGTTCGGCCTCCCCAGAGAAATCTATTTCAGTACCCGAAAGCACTGTATTCTTCGCAAGACCATTCAGAGAGTAATCCCCGGCGATGGCCTCTTCGACTTGAACGCAGATTGCGTCAAGATCGTTATCCAAATTAGCCGTTGCTAACGCATAAACGTCAACATTGACCGTCAGCGTTCTCATAAGCGTCTTCCGACCCAAAGTCATCAGGCCGGACTGCTCTGCGCCCGCATAAACAGTTATAGCAGGTAATTTAGCCTCTGTCAGTGGGTAAACGCGACTGCCGTAGACCCTAGACGAAACTAACGCCACATTGCTGTTGAGCAACGCAGCCATTCTCTCTCTGATTTGCTGGCGGACATGAGACATTATAATTTTTCCAATTGCACTACGGTGACACCAGTGCCATCGTGGACCCAAGCCCTAACAACGTACTCAATCGAATTGATAACCATTCTATCAGTTTCTGAGATGTACGGTATGTCAGATGTCCGACAAGTGGCTTGCGGTTGCTCCTGATGAACCTGGACGAATCCACCGTTGTCCACTGGGATAGTTTCGTTGTCGAAGATGACATTGATGTAAGTGTCACCCAGCGCGCCCTGGCGCTTATAAAGCACCCGAGTGGCAAACTCATCTACTGAAAGTATTGCGGCAAGATCACTCGTCAGAGGCAGGGCCATCTTCAACTTCCTCCGGTGGGGTATAAACTTCTGCGTATCCGCGAGAGATTAGCTTGTCTGCGACCCTATCATCAACGTCATGGCTGCTGCCGCTCTTGTGGCTCTTGCCACCCCAACTTGCCTTCTTGATAAGAGTTATCATCATTTGTTTGATCTCCGAGTAACCTTTTTAGCAGGCTTGCTCTTTGGCAGAGCAACGGAGCGGTCCTCAACTTCCTTCGCAGGCTGCGGAGCATCAACATACTCAACGCGGCCCATGGCGGTCAGGGAGCGAGCATTATCATCAGATAAATTTAAAATGTCACCCGCATTGCAGCGAGAGTTGTCAATTACACAGGATTTCAAGACTAGATATGGCATAGAAAAACTCCTAATAAGTTGGTGGGGACCGAAGCCCCCACCAGCTATATTATGCGCCGTCGTTGTTAAACGCAAACGATACAGCGTGACGTACAGCCACATCGCATGTTTGCAATGCAACGATGCGTACAGTGCCGCTTGTGCTGCTGGTGTATGGATCAACAACAATGTCCAAGCCGCCGTACATGCCGATCAGCAAGTCAGCAAAGTTGCCGAAGTACAGATCGCCTGCTGTGACTTGGTTGGACACGATGGTGTTGTAACCATTCATGTTGCCGTCTGGGCCAACTACGAACTGGCCTGAACCAGCGTCTTTTGCAGTTGTTTTCAGAGCGCCATACATGCCTGCTGGGGCGATGTATGCCAGGTTGCCAGACAAAGCGTTGTCTTCTGCAACCGCAGTTTCCATCGCAACAACTTCTGCGAAGGTTGGGTTTGCAGCAGCAAAGTTGGTTGGAGCGTTGATGCCCGATGTGTTTTTCACACCTGTTGGCTGACCAGACGAACCCGTGCCTGCCAACGCACCCAAGTCAATTGCGAGAGCAATTGCAGTGGACAAGTCGTTACGCACGAGGGCTTCAATGTCCAGGCTGGACTGCATCATCATCAAACGTGTGATGTCTGTGAACGCGCCGAGTGTTTTTGGTGCCATTGTGACTTGGCCCAAAGTTGGCTCGCTCTCAGAAGCAGCGCCACCTTCAGTGGAAATCCAAGAAGCAGCCGATGCGGCAGTTTTCTTTGGGATTTTCACGTTGCCGGACAAACCAGACAACATTGTGGCACCTGCCTGCATAACCGAAGATTGGTTGCGCAGAACGTCGATGAAAGAACCGCCACGGAAGTCGTCTGCAATTACAGCAGCGTCGTCTGTGGTGTTCAGGTCACGAACAGCCCATGAACGAAGAACTTCATTCGGGATCATGATGCCTTGAGCTTCGCGGCCATAGGCTTCAGAAGCTGCGGCAGATGCCTCAAGTTCGAAAGCGGCAGCTTGCTGTGCAGCACGATCAGTTGGGTTGGCGTGAGCGCGGATCGCTTTCAGCAAAGAGAACTGGCGAACTTCTTTCGGTGCAAGACCGATTTCAGTGTTGTCCAGCGGCTTGTTGCCGATTACGTTCAAAAGCTCGCCGCGGAACTCGGCCAATGTGCGGCCTTCTGCAACGGCTTTTTCAGCCATATCACGCTGCTGGTGCTTACCACCAAGAGCATAGATTTCGGCATGGTCTTTTGCGGCGGCGCGAACAGCTTCGGCCTTCACCGCTTCAATGTCAATATCGGACATAGTAGCCTCCTTTTGAGGGGTTGGGTTAGGTGTACGGTGTTGAAGGTCGTCATCTGCGCTCCGGCCAACGCCGACTGTCCTGTCAGCGGGGATAGATACAACAGAAACTTCCATTGGAAGCCAATCGACAGCCCGGTAGCTACCCTTGCCATCTTGTTCCAATTTGTTGACTTGGTAGCCAACTGAGATGTTGCTGCGAATACCGTCAGAAACATCATCAAACACATCTTTGGCAAGTCCGTTCTTTCCAAAACGAACCGTCGCACGCAATCTGCGCGCCGAGCCATCCAATGTGACTGATTCCACAACGCCAATCTGCTGGCGAGGATCGTGATCCAAGAGCAAAGGGGCGCGACCACTATTCAGGAACGACAGGTCAATGCTGCGCTCAGAGTGATCTAAAACTTCATTTCCATATCCACGCTCAACTGGCTCCTCAGAAGAAACAGCAATTTGAACGCGGCGAGCCTCAACGTCAATGACCTTCTTCTCTGCGGATACAGCGCGAGAGATCAGCTTCTCAGGGGCTAACCGAGTCTCCTCAGCCCCATCAGTCGGCTCCTCTGCGGCACACTCAGTTTCTTCTTGGCGAACTTCATCTATTACTTCATCAGCAACAGTTTCAGTTTCCGCATCACGAACTTCAGTCATTACTTCGCCCTCAATATTTTCGGGCATTATATCAGAATTTCCGACATTTTCCATAGAGCGTTCCTTTTCCATTCTATCAGCTAATTTGCGCGACCAACTGAAGCCAGCATCGCCGCCCCAGAGCGCCCAGGCTATGCGCCCGTTTGATGGATAGCCATCCTCGCCAGGACGGAACCCCTCGGCCTTCTTATCAACCTCATGTCGGCTGAAAAAAGAATACATCCGCTTAACCGTATCGTCAGACAAGTTCTTGCCGTTGGAAATATCACGCGCCCGCGCAATCCCAACCTCAGTACCGCCACGGCCATATTCGCTGCGCCAGTCCAAGCCCTTCTTGGCCTCAGATACCATTCCGCTGGTTGGTTTATTCGTCATTGACTTCAACCTCCGCCGGGACTGGCTGCTTGTCGCCAAACGGCTCGTAAGCCATCTTCAGGTTGAACGCATCAGCCATCTCTTTGTCACGCTGTATCTGGGCAAACGTCTCTTCAGCATCACGGCCATAGTTGGCAGCGATGTCAGTGTGGCTCAAGATGCCGTTCTGCAACCCTACAACTGCCGCATTGATCTCTTTCAGAGGATCAACCCACTGGAAGCCTCGCGCACGCCAAGATATGCCTGCGCTGAACTTGGCGATCTTATTTGTGCCTGAGATCGGAATAACGCCAAAGCCCATAACATGCTCAAGCCACTCGCGGAACAGAGGATCAATGAAGTGGTCGATCATAAACCGATGCAAGGTGCGATAGAAATCACGCTCCTCAAGCGCACCCTGGCGGATCGACGAATATGACGTACCCTCCAGGTCATTGGCCAGTGACGTATAACTGATACCCAAACCGCCCGCGATACCGCGCAAGACAGCTTTCTCAAAGTCAGCAAAAGCTGAATTAGGGTGAGTAGGATCAAACGCAGTGAAATCAACGCCAGCCGGAAGCTGGTGGAACGTACCCGCCTCTGCGTCATAGATCGGCGTTACATCATCCTCATAGCCGTCAGCCGTAAAGCCATCGCCCGCAGGGGACGTAAAAAAGCCCATCTTCGCAGCGCCGACACGGGCAGCAACCAATTCAGCCTCACGATAACCGTGCAGCATCTTCAGCGAGGCTATAGCGGAAACTGACCAAGGCACCCCTCGCGTCTGATCTGCGCGATCTGGACGGTAAATGTGCATCATCCTCTCAGCAGGAATGCGAGTGCGCTTCTTACCGTTGGCCAGTGTAGTGTAATCGTAATCGCCAGGGTGAGCCGTCAAAACGTGGTAGGCGACAGGGCGACGGGTTGATTCATCAATCTCAATGCCCATGCGGATCGGGTTGCCGCCTTTGACGCGCTCATTGTGATCTTCGTCAATCATGTCAGGCTCAATGAGCTGCAAAGCATACCCCTGACGCAAATAGCTCGCACGAACCTTCATCAGGAACACTTCGCCATCACGCGCAACGCCAGTGATGACGTGATTGAGCAAGTCAATCATTGACATCTGGCCGTCAACCGTAGGGCTACCATAACGGCAGAACTCAGACCAAGCATTCTCAACAATGTTGTTGCCGCCCATGTCCATCCCGCCGTCGGGATTGCGAGCCTTCATCTGTAGGCGTATCCCAGCCTCACCGACCACATTGGTGCGCAATAGCTGCAAATACCTACGCATGTATTCGTTGTTACGCTCAAGATCACGGGAGCGGTTCCGCAAGTCGCGCAGGACAGGATATATCTCACTGTCAGCACTGCGATTGCTTGCGTTGAAGTCAGCGAAAAGCCGCCCTTTGCTGGCGGCTGCATAGTTTCTGCGGTTTTGCGGCTTCTTAGACCGACTGAAGATGTCCAAAATGCCCATTAGCTAAATCTAACCTTTACAGTTGTGCCGCTGGCTTTGCCGCTCTCTATTCTCAGCTTCCGACGATAAGCCAAGACCTCCTGACGATACCTGTCTCGCGCGACCATAAGCTCATCAAAAGTCATCTTTGTGAGAGAGCGACCAGCAATGCTATAATTAGAAACATCGCTGTCAGCTTTGCCTTCAAGAATGGTTTCAATCTTATCCAGCATGATCTCAGAGTGCGTCCGAGGATCAGTGCCGTTTACGTCAAGGTCAACAACAGCCTTAAACTCACCGCGCTGAACAACGATGCGATTTCCGCTAGACGTTTCCGTGATCTCTAGCTGCCAATGGTAAAAGCCAGCCGTAAAGTCAGAAGATGTTGAGCTGTCAACAGTGAATAGATAATGATCCGCACTGCCAACGCCAACAAGTTTGATCTCACTGCTTCCACCGGCAGTAACCCTGGCCACATACTCAGCAGAGTGAGTGGCGGCAGGGTAATCAGCGACTAGATCGCTGCGCTTCCATTGCAAAAAGTCGCCAACCACTATTTCTAATGGTTCGCCTTCAGGAGCATTAGTGGAGTCGAAAAGATTTGCCATTATTTGTACCCATGCACAAAGCCGCTGCGTTTAGGCATTCTCGGACCCCTAGACGGACGTGAAGTTTCGTCGGATAATAACCTATTTTGTGCCTGCTTGTAAACTGCCTCAATATTTAGGTTCAACACGGCCAATGCGGCGGTAGCGTAAACTCTACAATCCAAGGCTTCATTCCTTTGCCTGATCTTAACCCACTCACGT